CCTACGGCTACTGCTTTATCACCTTGGGAGGTTTCCCCTGATTGACTTCCTAATGCTACAGCGGCTACACCTTGTCCTGTATTACCTGCGTTGTTACCTATTGCTTGTGAATAATCTCCTCCACCGTCACCGGCATTTTTGCCTATTGCAACTGCTTCTGTACCTCCAACTGCGTTTTCACCTATGATAATAGCTTGTGGGCCACTGGCACCATCTTTATCGCCTAGCGTAGCCCATGTACTGCTACTCAATCCGCTTACTGTTGCACCTGTAAAGTCTACTGTTGTACCACTTGGATAATCTACTGTGTTAGTTCCACTACCAATAGTAACTGTACCACTTGTAGATCCGCCAATGTTAATACTAGCCAATGCGGCACCTATTAAAGTAATACCTGCTGTGCCTCCTATTGTAACACCAGTAGCTGAACTTGTTGTTACTGTAGCAACTCCAAGTCCGTCATCTAATGCTGATTGTGTTGGTATTGTTAAATTTGTTAAGTTACTTCCGTCAATAGCAGGTAATGTTCCTACTAGATGATCTGCTTGTATAGTTCCGTTCGTGCCATTAATTAAAATTGTGCTATCATCAGCAAATACAGAACCTGTAAGGTCAGCAACAACTTGACTGTTTAGTGTATAGGTAATTGTTCCTGACTGATCAGTAGTTGAAGTAATATTTGAATCGCCTTTGAACTGTATGGTTCCGTTGTTACCAATAACAGTTGTTGCTGAATCGTCACCGTTGATATTAATCTGTAATGGGTTTGTTAGATAGCCAACTGTGCTGTGGTCGCCCCATCCGTATGCTGTGTTCCAGTTGTTAACTTCTGTTCCTTGTAAATTAGCACTAGGAATATTTCCATTAACTCCATCAACTAACAGTGTACTATCATCAGCAAATACACTACCGTTAATATCTTTAATAACTGTGCTGAGTGTTGCGTTTAATTCAATACGATCTGTGTTTGGATTTACTGTAACTGTGACATTAGTATGATCTGTATGATTGAACAGCGGCCCTACAACAGCACTGATATTGCCAGCGGCGCCTGCTCCAACTAGTGTGTAAAGTTCTGTAAAGTTAGTGTTAACCTTATTAAATGCGGTGCGTAACGGATCTCCGTTGTTGCTATTGGCACTAGTTCCTAAATTGATTACTTGTTTTGTCATTATTGTTCACCCAGCGGCTCTGTTTACTGTAAATAAGCTCGTATAATAAGTATATTTAGCGTAGTGGACACAATGATTAAAAAAGAACCTTTTACAAAACTATTAAACAATTTAAAAGATACAGGCAAGTATCGTGTATTCAACGATATACTGAGAGAAGCAGGATCATATCCACATGCTATCTGGTACGGTCCTTATAACATCAAGAAGATAGTTAACTGGTGTTCAAATGATTATCTTGGCATGGGACAACACAAAGTTGTACTAGATGCTATGCGAACAGCACTAGATCAAACAGGTGCTGGTAGTGGCGGCACTAGAAACATTGCTGGTACTAGTCATTATCATGTAGCACTTGAATACGAGTTAGCAAGCCTACATAATAAACAGAGCAGTTTATTGTTCTCATCTGCTTACGTAGCAAATGAATGGACACTAATTGCTGTGTCACAAGTTATACAAGACATTGAGTTTGTAAGTGATTCTAAAAATCATGCTAGTTTAATACAAGGTATGCGTCATAGTCGTAGACCTAAGCATATCTTTGAACATAACAATATGGAATCATTAGAACAAGCTCTTTCAGACGTCCAAGGTACACCATGTGTTGTTTTCGAAAGTGTCTATAGTATGGATGGAAGTGTTAGTAAGATAAAAGAAATTATTAAACTAGCCAAAAAATATCACGCTATCACTTATATAGATGAAGTACATGCTGTAGGGCTTTATGGCAAGCATGGTGGTGGATGGACTGAACAGTTAGATGTACAAAAGGATATTGATATCATAAACGGAACACTAGGAAAAGCATTTGGTGTACAAGGTGGTTACATTGCCGCCGACAAAGATATTGTAGATGTTATTAGAAGTATAGCTAGTGGTTTTATTTTTACAACATCAACTAGTCCTGTTACATGTGCTGGCGCATTGGCCGCAGTAAAATATTTAAAACAACACGACGAACTTAGACAAGCACATCAAGAACGTGCTGTTAAATTAAAGTCTATGTTACAATCTGTTGATATTGAAGTACACACAGATAGCCAAACACATATTGTACCAGTAATGGTCCGTGATGCTAAACTTTGTAAAAAGATGAGTGATATGCTTTTAGATGATTATAACATCTATGTTCAAAGCATAAATTATCCCACTGTCGAAGAAGGGACAGAACGTTTAAGGATTGCCCCAACTCCTTTACACACTGACGCAATGATGGGAGATTTAGTCGAAGCTATTCGGAAGGTTTTTAAAAGATGTCGTCAACTGACTTAGTTCTAAGTAAACAAGACAAACACGCACTAGTATTATATGATGATCCGTTCTCACTTGTAGATGAAACAATAACATTTACCAACAGAGAGGATGTACAAAAAAGTCTGCCTGACATATGTAGTAGAGCATTGGCAAGAGCATGGATTGACAAGGGCTATTATGATATGTTAGCACATGATCCAATAGCAACGTTTAGAACACAAGGAGTTTACTTGCCTGACAACATGACTATACAGTTTGATCATTCAGGTAAGAACAGACCCAAGCTGGTTGTTTACGAACAAGCAACTTCTAAATTTAAAGTTAGGGTATGTGCTTTGACTTTGACTATGATGGCTCAGCGTTAAATTACAAAGAGTCCAAACAAAGTAGCCTCAGTTTGATTTCTAAAAGAGTATTCAACTTTTAAATGGTGAGGCTTAGGATAAGATAGCTTATCTTTGAAGTCATAACTACGATCAAACAACCACTTGCGATGATTCCAGCCAGCGCCGCCATCATAGTCTTCTTTCCTATATTCTTTATAAATTTTATGCGGGTACATTATATTTTCTCTCCTGCTTTAAAACCTCTAAAGCGTAAGAATCTTGGAAAACGTAAACTATATGTTCCGTCTTGATTTTGTGTAATAGCATCTGCTCTTACTTCTACAACTTGCCCAGGGATAGTATCTTTACTATTCCAAAACTCAGTCCTATTAGCATCACTAAAACCACTGCCGACGTTAACATTAATTTGCTTTCCATCATCAAGTCCTTCACAAACGAAAGCACCAAGTTTGTTTTCGTTTCGTCCTGTTCCTTCTTCGACATCTTTAACCTCCAGAGAAACTTCAATAAATGGTTTTTGTTTTAACCATGCTACGCTTCTCTTACATTGATATTTGGCATCAGGATCTTTTATCATAATGCCTTCATAGCCTTCATCAACCATTTGTTTATTAAAGTCTTTGAATGCTACTTCGTCTGTCATGATATCAAGATCAAACAGTTTCTGATCTACAATACCTACACAGCCTATCTGCTCAAACAATTTAGTAAATGTTTTTAGCAATTCTGTTCTTCGCTTTTGTCCTAGTGTACTTTCACCTGCTTTGAATTCACTCAATGGAATAATATCAAACAGCATTAATTTAGCATCTTGTGCTTGTACATTATCTTTACGATGTACCTGCTTCATAAGGCTTTGGAAGTCATTACTTACAACTTCTCCGTCTAGTACATACGAACGACCAATGTTGTCAATTTCTTCTGTGATAGCATCTGTAATATGTGAGAAGTTTTCTAATACTTTACCGTTACGTGTAAATTGTGTAACAGTCTTCTTTAGATGATCTACTACAGTAAGACAACGTACACCATCTAGTTTAGGCTCTACAAGTTTCTTGCCTATAATTTTAGCTTCGTGGTTAGCACCGTCGTGAGCTAACATACATTCAAACACAGGAACTTTATAACTGTCCTTGTTTGTTTTCTTTGCCATCTTGTTAACTGTTTTTTCACTTACACCACAACGTAGGTCTTTGATCAAGATACGTCTGTAAAAGTTATTCCACTGATCCATAGTTGCTATAGACATTGTAAGTTCTACAGCATCACGTGCCGCGTGACCTGTAAGTTGTCTTGTGTGTAATTTTTCTGCTAGGTCTTTGAACACTGGCCAAACAAGTCCTTGTCCATCTACAGTTGCCTGAGGAACTTGTTTAATACCAAATGTATATAACTTGTCTAAACACATTGCTACGCCTTCAAAGAATTCATCTAAGCCTTCTTCCATTGCGCCAAACAGGATCTCTTCTTTGTCCAATCGACTGTTGTGTAATTCAAGTTGTGAAATAATTTCTTGTGGTTGTGTTTTCATGTGTGCCTCTCTGTGTGTTTATACTTATATTATACTACGGAATTACAACGCTGTCAACCAATTGTTCCAAATTATCTTTATAATTAGATGTTGGAACACAGGTGCTGATTCGGTTGCCCTGTACGTCATTTAACCTTTTTGAAACTTGCCAACATTCATCCATAGTTTCATAAAAGACAACGCTGTCCATCATTAATACTATTAAGAATGCTTTTGTCAATTATGCCATCGCTCGTTGGACTTGATTGAGTACAGACTGTGAATGTTTACATTTGCCCCTAAAAGAAAAGCCAGGACAGTCACATGTAAATCCTTTGTCATGTAGTGTAACATCGTACGTATTGCCTTTAGAGCCTTCTACTGGCCAAACTATGCCTGTCCACGGATGGTCTTTTGGATTAAACACTGTTGGTTTCAAGTATGTTTGTTTAAACTTTGCCATGTGTTGCCTTTCTGTTTGCCTAATTATTATATACATTATAGCAAATTATTCAGTATCTGTCAACCTTTCTCTTAGAACACGCCTAGATTCAACAGTTTTCCAATATCTGTATGGATGATAGTTTTGGTAATAATTCTCTTGATCAAACAGTTTACTGGCATCATCAAGTTTTCTAATATCTTGTATCATAACAGTTGTATAGGGATCGCCAAGACCCTCCAGTAACCATAGAGGTTTGTTTCGTACATTCAAAGAGCAATTTAAACTATCTACTCCGCCCTGTAGTTGAACCTCGTTTATCTGTTCTATGTCTGTATACATAGCAACAACAACCATATCAAAGTTGTTGTTCCAGTTGTCGCACTGTTTGTTTACCTCTGTCCAAAAGTCATACAAAGTAGCATCTTCAACTTTTACAATATCAATCTTGTTTTGTTCTAAAACATTCTTAGCATACGGACAGATGTTTTCTTGGTGTACAGCCTCTACCATTTGCTCTATGAATATTTCTAAATTTCTATCTGTATTCATAGACATCCGCTAATACAAACAAAGCCATCCCAGATGCCTGTTGCTTTTAATATTGTACTTAAGATTAATGCTCCAAAGATTATTTCCATTACAGTTTCATACCTTGTCTTTCTACGAAACGCTGTGCCATTTCTAGCACAAAGTTATCGTCGGAATGATTACGAGCATTATTATACCAAGTAGAAACTAATCTAACATTGCCTACAACATATCCTTTTTCATTATCAATCCTGTCTAATGAAATAGCCTTTAGGTTTCGTTTGGCTCGTGTGCCTGCTTCCCATTCAAATGGAACTCCTGTCATAGGACAAAAGCCTTGTGTTCCGGTATACATCGCATGTAGATAATCATCAGTAATATTAAAGTCCATGCCTTTTTTAGTGGCACGAGTCTTTGCGCCGTTTTTAAGTTCATTAAGTTTACGATCCATTGAAGTAATATAACCCATTGTATTCTCCGTTCTTGGTTTCAGTTTTAATTCTTTTGGCGCACCTGAAAGGATTCGAACCTCCGACCTCACCCTTCGCAGGGGTGCACTCTATCCAGCTGAGCTACAGGTGCGTGTTTCATTTATAATATTATAGTACACTCTTATGACTATTCTGTCAAGCAAGTTTCATCACCCAGGACGAATATAACTTCACCAAAACGTTCTCTAACTTCAACACGTTCTGGCTCATAGTCGTCCCATACGCATTGTGCTACTTCTTCGGCTTCTTCTTGTGTTTCGTAGAAACCTTCGTAGTGTTCAACAGTGTCGTCTATGTAGTAAACTCTATACATCTAGCATTTCCAAACATAAATTTTATCTTGTTTCTTTTTACCAGTTTGCTGACCTAGCTGTTGTTTTAAATCTTCTTCTTCATCACATGCTTTAAGTCCGTGAGCAAGAGCATCTTCATACATCTTAGGACTAATGTTAAATGCTACGTTACCGCCCGGCTGTATGTTATCTACACACTTCTTCCATAACGGAATAAAGAATTGTTCATAGAATGCTTTGTCACTTTGCCAAGGCTCCATGTGTTCATATAGTTCTAAGTTTACATAAGGTGGACTTGTTAGTACAAAGTCATAGTTTAGTTTTGTAAAGTCAACGTCCAGTGCGCTTTGCCAAATCATATTAAGTTTGAATGTTTGTTCTTGTTCAAACAATCCGTTACCAAAATTACGCTCGGCTTCAAGGAATTGTATCATGCTATCATAAGCAGACTTCATGTTGGTATTTGTATCAATGCCTGTGTAGTCTATTCCTAAACTCCAAGCACCTAGCATACGTCCTCCCCATCCTGCTGTAGGATCTAGTACACTCTTAGCATTATATTTTTTATAAAGATATTTGGCAGTTGTGCTTTTAAACATAACAATACTGCCTAGGTTGATTCTAAAGCATTCGTATACATTACCAGCGGCAGTTCTACCGCCTCTGTTACGTATCTTAGTCTGCTCTATAAGTTTATCTCGTTCGTCTTTGTTATTCCAAATGTCATATACAGTCTTGCCCTTCTCTCGTTTACAGTTGAGCAAGTTCTTAAATTGATAATGATACAGGAACGGATTGCCAGCAAAGTTATTCTCGTTAGACTCTGCTTCAAACTTGTTTAGATTCGCAAGGTCACGCTGTAATTCCTTTGTGGTAATTAGTTTGTGATTCTCTATATCTTGTAGAGTAACACTATCTAGATGTAAGTTAACAGGTTTTAGAGTGTCTGCCATATGTTCTCTTTGAATTTCAAACCCTGTATCATATTCTGTGGTGGGCCGGCAAACGTGCCTGTGTGATATTGTATGTGCCATTCTACTGTTGTAGGGTTGCTTTCTTTTTTAGTTTTAATTTCACAGAGCAAATCAAGGCCTGCGCCAAACGTCCCCTGTCTATCGGCAATATCAACTTGTATATTTTCTTTAACAT